ATAAGGATACCGGCTATGGTTATTTTATTTTTTATGATGGGCAGGGCATCGTGCCGCTGTTCGATGAATACGGCCACCCGTATCAGGAAAACGGATGGAGGGATTATAGTGAATGATTATGGAAAGATAATTCGAGAAGCGCGGATTGCAGAAGGACTCTCACAGGCTGCTTTATCAAAAAAAGCGCATGTATGCCGGGATACGGTCTACCGCATAGAAGGTGGATGGATCACGAGCGTGTCGGTGCTTGAGAGCGTGCTTGGGGCGCTTGGGATGAGATTGGAGGTCGTAAACGATGACTGACCTAATCAGCAGACAGGCGGTAAAGGAGTGGCTTACAAGGTGGGAAGGATACATTGATACCGACATCATCGCACGGATGCAGTGCAGAGTCGTAGATATACCGTCCGCACAGCTTTTGCAACTAACTTGCAACCCACTTGCAACTGACTGCATTGACAGACAGGCGGCGATTGATGCGCTTGACAAGCATTTTGAAGAGCGATTAAGGCTGTTTGATTATGACAGCTATGAACAAGCAGATGATAATACACGGCGCGTGTGTGATGGAATTGCTGATGCGATAGAGGTAGTAGATAACTTGCCATCCGCACAGCTCGACCCCGACATGATACATCTGCAAAAAGAGCAAGCATATATGCAAGGCTATGAGGATGGGCAAGCGGCACTGAGAGCGGACTTGTGGGATCGTGAGCGAGAAAGGTGGGAAGAATGAGCAAATTAAAACCGTGTCCGTTTCGTATTCACGGCGAGAGAACAGCTTCAGCAACGGTTTACGGAGAGTTCTACTACAATGAAACATTTATGCCGTGCATGGGTGAAGATTGCGCTTGTTACTACAATTCTGGTGATGAAATCAGATGTTGCAGAGATAACACATATTTCATCTTAGTGGAAAGGAAAGAGGATGGACACTAATGTAAGAATCAACTGTGAGACAAATGGTTTTGAGGATGCCACAGAACAGGTCGAAGCACTTGCCGAAGCGTATGATGGATTTCCTGCACAGGTGACAATCAAGAATTGCCATCACTGTACGTTTAATATCTATCCGTCACAGACTAAGTTTGTGGATGCAGAGAGGAAAGATGATGAGTGACGATTTAATAAGCAGAAAGGTGGGAAGAATGAATCATGATTATGAGCATTGTGCGGACTATACGGACAAGTGCCCGAAGAAGTGCTTCCGTGGAGAGCTTGTTAGAGATTTGAAGCGCAGACCGTATCCGCTCCCTGTATCGTGGATGCACTTAGAAGGGACGGTGGAATGCAGGAAAGAAAGGCGGGAAGGATGAAAATTAAAGTTATTGAAACCATAACAGAGATTGAAGCAACAGCACAGGAAATTAACGCAAGTCAAACTGTAGGCGGCAGATTTGCCTCGTTACTTGCAAATGCCCTTACTCCATATAGAGCATATGATGAGGAAGATGATGATGCGGAAAGGGAAACCGATGATACACAGGTTTAATTTTTGGGATGACGCCATTTATCCGCTTCTGTCGAAGATAGTCGGAAAACGGTATGGATGCTGTGGAAAGTTGAAAAATTGCACAAGGTGCATAAAAAGAAACGGGTGGGAAGAATGAGATTAATAAATGCGGATGCGCTGAAGTATGAACCGCTCCCGAAGGGTGAAAGAAATTATCGCACATACAACTTAGATGATGCGTATGAAGATGGATATCATGATGCAATGGTTGACATTTGGAATGCTCCGACCATCGAAGAGCGCAAGACGGGGAAGTGGGTATGGTCAGACGAGGATGCTTCTTGGAAATGCGGTAGCTGTGATTGCGTATTTGAGGAATATGATTGGAAACCCGAATATAACTACTGCCCGAACTGCGGTGCAGATATGAGGACAGGGCGATGACAGTATTTGCATTTGTTTTCGGATCAGTGATGCTTGGATATTTGTGCTCGTTGATACGGCAAAAAATCGAGGAAGAAGATGAACAATAGTCACAGCGATATTTTGGAATTCATAAGGTACAGAATCAAGGAGGGAAATATGACTGCGAGGGAAGTCGCCTGGGCTGCAGGTATGTCGCCGCAGTCGCTTCACGACTTCCTGCATGTGTGTCAGGGAACACAGATTGCAAAAGCAGAACACATTCTTGATGTTCTTGGATTTGAAATAGTGCTCAAAAAAAAGAAGGAGGATACAAAATGAACTCAGTTGTTCTGGTTGGAAGGCTTACAGGAGATCCGGAGGTGCGATACACACAGACAGGTACCGCTGCCGGGAATTATACGCTGGCGGTTGACAGGCGATATAAGCGGGATGGAGACCCGGATGCAGATTTTATTCGCTGTGTGATGTTTGGAAAATCAGCAGAATTCGCTGAGAAATATTTCCACAAAGGAATGCGGATTGCTGTTCGCGGCAGGATCCAGACCGGGAGCTACACAAACAAAGATGGCAGGAAGATCTACACAACAGACGTGATTGTGGAAGATCAGGAATTTGCTCAGAGCAAGAGCGAGGGAGGATCGTATTCGAAACCTGAGGAAGAAGCTCCAAAATACGGAGCGCCTGATCCGGACGGATTTATGCACATCCCGGACGACATTGACGAGGAGCTGCCGTTCTCGACGTAAAGTGTTTTAGGACTTGAAAACAAGACAAAAAACAGATGAATGGTAAAATTAAAGGGAGGATTCACCGCTTCGGCGGTTGACCTCCTGCTTTGTGGGTGGGATGGCGGGTATTTGAAAGCGAGGTTATATGGATAATTTACAGGTTGAGTATGTTCCGGTCGGAGAGATCACGCCGTATGAAAAGAATGCGAAGCTCCATCCGCGGGAACAGATTGACCAGATAAAGAAAAGCATCGTCGATTTTGGCTTTAATGATCCGATCGCCATCTGGCGCGGAACAATCGTTGAGGGCCACGGCAGGCTGATCGCCGCTAAAGAGCTCGGTATGGAAACCGTGCCGATTATACGACTCGACGAGCTTACCGACGAACAGCGCAGGGCTTATGCGCTCGTTCACAACAAGCTCACCATGAACTCGGACTTTGATCTGGAACTGGTTGATCTTGAGCTGCAGGATCTCGAAATGTTTGATATGGAATCGTTCGGATTCGAAATGCAGCAAGAAGAACCGTCGCTGGAAGATATCACCGAGGACGAGCCTCCGGAGCCGCCAGAAGAGCCTAAAACGAAATTGGGCGATTTAATCGACATGGGGGGGCACAGACTTATTTGTGGTGATTCAACTGATATTACGGTTATTGATCGCCTTATGGCGGGAGTAAAAGCGGATCTGTTCCTTACGGATCCTCCGTACAACGTAGACTACGAAGGCAAGACGAAGGACGCCCTGAAGATCCAGAACGATAAACAGGACGAGGATTCGTTTCGGCAGTTCCTCCGGGATGCCTTTACTGCTGCAGATACCGCTATGCGCGATGGTGCGTGCTTCTACATCTGGCATGCTGATTCCGAAGGATACAACTTCCGCGGGGCCTGCGAGGAAGTCGGATGGAAAGTCCGTCAGTGCCTTATCTGGAATAAAAACACTATGGTTATGGGCAGACAGGATTACCAGTGGAAACACGAGCCGTGCCTGTATGGATGGAAGGCAAATGCCGCCCACACGTGGGCGAGTGACCGAAAGCAAACGACGGTAATAGACTTCAATAGACCGACACGCTCTGCTTTGCATCCGACTATGAAACCGGTCGGGCTTTTCGCTTATCAGATCAAGAACAACACGAACCAGGGCGATATAGTGCTCGATCTCTTCGGAGGCAGCGGCACAACGGTTATGGCATGCGAACAGATGAATCGTAAATGTTACACCGCGGAGCTGGATCCGAGATACTGCGATGTCATTATAGAGCGCTGGGAGAAGTTCACCGGCAGGAAGGCGGTGCTTCTCAATGAAAGCTGAGCACATAACCTATATCGTAATGGACTGTCGGTCGCGCCATGTGGCGCGGGTTACAAACTCCGCGAGGAAAGCGTTGTCCCAGCTCCAAAAGGGAAAACGGATCGAAGTGTGGAGCGGTGATGTGCTGATTGATACCGTATACGACAGCACAAGACCAAAGTTCAAAAAGTATGTGGAACGCGAACGCGTTTATATTGCTCAGAAGCAGGCACGCGCAGAGCATAGAAATAAGCTCCGTGTGGTGCGGATATAGAGGTATAAATGAATGATCAAAACTTAGTGCGAAATGAAGACAGAACGCCCGAAGAGCGCCGAGAAAATGCGCGGAAGGCAGGAATCGCATCAGGGAAGGCTCGAAGGAAAAAAGCGGACATGCGAAAGCTCCTCGAACAGATGATGAAGGAGGATATCCCGGATGGGAGTATGACTTACGCAGAGCGAGTAACGCTTTCCCTGCTTACGGTTGCCAGTAACCCGAAGTATGGTGGCGCTATGGTAAATGCCTATAAACAGATCGCACATATTACCGGACAGGATGAGCCGGAGCAGAAGCAGGAGGATATCGAGGTATTACGGAAGATCCTCGCATTGAACAGAAAATATGCCGAAGCAGTACAGCATGAGCAGGAAACAGAATGAATATCTCCGGAACGCGCATGCCAGATGGAATTTTAAAATCGGGGCGGTGCGCTCCGGAAAGTCGTTTGTGGATATCATGCAGGTGATACCGGAACGACTTCTTGAGCTTTCCAACAAAGAAGGACTGAATGTAATTCTCGGTGTATCAAGGGAAACGATCGAGCGAAACGTTCTGCAGCCAATGCGTGAAATGTACACATCGTCTATAGTCGGCAACATAAACAGCAGGAATATAGCAACGGTGTGCGGGCAGGAGGTGTACTGCTTAGGAGCGGAGAAGGTTTCGCAGGTATCGAAGATTCAGGGTTCCAGCATAAAGTACTGTTACGGCGACGAGATCGCGAAGTGGCACAAGGATGTATTCGCTATGCTGCAGTCGCGTTTGGATAAACCGTATTCGTGCTTTGATGGGGCGTGTAACCCGGAATATCCGACGCACTGGCTAAAACAGTTTATCGATCGCGAGGACATTGATTCCTATATTCAGAAATACACAATATTCGATAATCCGTTCCTGCCAAGGGCTTTTGTTGAAGCCTTGCAGAAGGAGTACCGCGGCACTGTATACGAGAGGCGTTACATATACGGTGAGTGGGCGCTGGCAGAGGGGCTGATATTCCCGATGTACGCTGACGCGCTGTCAGACGTTCCGACGTGGCCGGAGAGGGCCAAAAGAACTTATTGCTTGTCAATCGACTATGGAACATTAAACGCCTTCGCAGCGATGCTCTGGGAGCTTCACGACGGCGTGTGGTATGGCGCGAGAGGGTATTATTACTCGGGCAGGGATACCGGAGCACAGAAAACGGATGAAGAATACGCACAAGCGCTGGACGAGATGCTCGAGGACGTGTTCGCATACTATAAAGAGCGCGGCATGAATGAAAAGCTCGAAACTATCGTGGATCCTTCCGCGGCGTCGTTTATAACGCTTTTGCAAAAACGAGGAAAGTATAAAGTGCGGCAGGCAGATAACGCGGTGCTTGATGGTATCAGGGAAACGGCAACGGCAATCCGAAGCGGGAAAATCAAAGTAAACAGGAACATAAAAGAGTGGCAGGATGAAGCAGGTGGTTATGCGTGGGACAGCGCAGAAGGGCAGGAAAAGCCCATTAAGATAAACGATCACTATATGGATCAGATGCGCTATTTCGTAAAAACAAAGCGCATTGCGATTCCAAAAAACACTTATATACCGCTGTACATGCGGTGAAGGGAGAGAGATGGTTACATATCAAGATCTGATCGCTGTCGGTGATGCGGATAGAGCAAGAATAGACTTCATCCGGCAGGTGATCAACGGGCACACATCGAGCAGGTCGTTTAAAATGGCTCAGATCGCGGATGACTATGACCGGCACAGAAACAGAACGATCTGCGATTTCCAAAAGCTGCTTTATACGGTGTCCGGAAAAGCGGTGCCGGACGCGTATGGCGCAAACTATAAGTTGTCAAGTAACTTTTTTAATCGTTTTGTAACACAGGAAGTGCAGTTCCTTCTCGGTAACGGCGTCCAATGGGAAAACGGAACCGGGCAGCTCGGCGAGGACTTTGACACGCGGATACAGGAGATTGCAAAGGACGCTCTGGTTCATGGTGTGGCATTTGGTTTCGTAAATTACGATCACCTGGATGTTTTCAGCTTTTTGGAATTTGCGCCGTTATATGACGAGGAGAATGGAGCCCTGCGTGCGGGCGTTCGTTTCTGGCAGGTGGATCCGACAAAGCCGCTCAGGGCGACGCTGTACGAAGAGGACGGCTATACCGACTACATCTGGAACACAAAATCAAAAGGCGAGTTCGGATCTATACTCAACCAGAAGCGCAGCTATACGCAGACCGTTAGAACATCGATCGCGGACGGCACCATGATTTATGACGGCGATAATTATCCGACTTTCCCGATCGTGCCGATGTGGGGGAACCCGCACAGGCAGAGCGAGATACTCGGTATCCGGGAGCAGATTGATGCTTATGATCTGATCAAGAGCGGTTTCTGCAACACGGTGGATGAAGCGTCGTATATATACTGGACGTTGCAGAATAACGGCGGTGTAGATGATATTGATCTGGCGCAGTTTATCGAGCGAATCAAGACCGTGCATGCCGCAAACGTACCTGACGCTGGAAAGGCTGAAGCGCACACGATTGAGGCTCCATACCAGAGCAGAGAAGCACTTCTCGACCGGCTCCGTGCAGATCTTTATGAGGATTACATGGCGCTTGATACGAAGAATCTTGCATCCGGCGCTGTTACGGCCACACAGATTCGCGCTGCTTACGAGCCGATCAATAGTAAAGCGGATCAGCTCGAATACTGCCTGCATGACTTCCTCGATGGAATCAATGCGGTGCGTGGCGTTGCGGATCAGGCGACTTTTACGCGGTCGATGCTCGTGAACGTACAGGAAGAAATCACATCACTTGTTTCTGCGGGCCAGTACCTTGATCCGTCTTACGTGACTGAGAAGATCATGACTATACTCGGCGATGCGGACAAAGCGGATGAAGTCCTGAAGCAGATGGACGCAGATGACCTGCAGCGGCTGGGTGGAGATGAAGAGGAAGGTAACGAATAATGCCGGACGTTGGACACGAGCTTACGGATAAGGCAATCAAAGATCTCGAAAAGAAGGTCGCTCGGGAATATAACCAAGCTCGAAAAGAAGTGCAGTCAAAATTGAATAGATACATGGCCGACTTCGCAACGGAAGACGAGAAAAAACGCCAGCTCATGCAGGAAGGAAAAATTACCCAAAAGGATTATCAGGACTGGCGGCTCCGGAAGATGGGCATGGGAAAGCGCTGGGAAGAAATGCGCGACAACCTTGCTCAGGATTATCACAACGCGAATCAGATCGCTCGGAGCATTGAACGCGGGTATATGCCTGATGTTTACGCGCTTAACCATAACTATGCAACATACCAGATCGAGCACGACGGCGGCATCGACTCTTTTTATTCCCTGTATGATAAGCCGACCGTCGAGCGGCTGATCCGGGAAGATCAGATTCTTATGCCGGAGCCTGGCCCGCGGAGGAGGGCACAGATTGCCGCGAATAAGGACATGCAGTGGAATAATCAAATGCTGCAGTCGGCGCTCACACAGTCTATTTTGCAGGGCGAATCGATTCCCGAGATGGCCCGGAGAATATCGCAGACAGTTGCTGTCCGGAATTAT